TTGAACTTTATGAACCTTAGGAGAAAACCGCGTGGAAAATCCCGAAAAAACCGTCCGTAAAGAAATCCGCGAAGAACTGGAGCAAATGACGGATGAGGAACTTGATGTGCTTGAACTGCTGTGTGATCTAACGTTGTTTCATCGGGAGTTTGCACGGGCACAAGCAATTGTCTTTAATGTGTCTTGGGGTAAGGATGCAATCCGAACTGTTCTTAAGACCAGCTAAATAAGACGTTATAATTAAGACTGAAGTGGAGTGAATTAGTTTTCATGGCCAAAGGGTTTACCGTTAAGGCATCAAAGCCTAATACGAAGAAAGATGGTCCCGAGTGGGACTATGATGCAATTAAAGCACGAATGAAGGGGAAGGCAATTGTCTTCTGTCTTCCAGGGCGCGGTTGTTCTTATGCATTCCTGAAGAACTTTGTTCAGTTGTGTTTCGATCTGGTACAGAACCAGATGAGTATTCAGATCTCACAAGACTACAGTTCCATGGTGAACTTTGCCCGTTGTAAGTGTCTGGGTGCCAATGTTCTGCGTGGTCCCAATCAGATTCCCTGGGATGGTAAGTTGCAATATGATTGGCAACTGTGGATTGACAGCGACATCATCTTCAACACCGAGAAGTTCTGGCAACTGTGTGATGTTGCGTTCCCTGCTGATGCAGTGGATGAAGAAGGTGAAATCATTCAGGAGAACATGCGTCCCATTAGTGCTGGTTGGTATTCAACTGAGGATGGTCGCACGACTTCTGTTGCACACTGGTTGGAAGAGGATGACTTCCGCAGTAATGGTGGTGTCATGAATCATGAGATGGTTGATGGCATTCAGAAGCGTAAGAAACCCTTCACCGTTGACTACACTGGTTTCGGTTGGGTCATGATTCAGAAAGGTGTCTTCGAAGATGAGAAGATGACTTATCCTTGGTTCGCTCCTAAGATGCAGGTGTTTGAATCTGGTGCTGTTCAGGATATGTGTGGAGAGGACGTTTCGTTCTGTCTGGACGCAATCGAAGCAGGATATGAAATTTGGTGTGACCCTCGCATTCGAGTTGGTCACGAAAAGACTCGTGTAATCTGAGGTATCAATGGCAAAGTTTTCAAAGGGTAAGGGTGGAGTTGACATTCTGGAGTCACTCCCCAAGAACACACGACAGGGTTCTGGACGCAATACCAAATACGCAGCAACATCACGCAACAAGGCAAAGAAAAGGTACAGAGGCCAAGGACGATGAATTTAATCTGCAATCTCCCCGCACAGAAGGTTTGGGTTCGTAAAGAATATCTTCGTGATCATCAAGATGGTCATGGGGAGTTTGTAGAGGGTGTCTGGATCTCAGCAAAGTCGATTCCTGGACGTGCTTTTTACTTTGAGACTTATCTTCCAAAGTATGGAGCAATGTTTGACAAACTGCCCATCAGTGCGTTTGTAAGCAGACCAGAGACTCCAGATCCAGACTTGGATCTTCCTAACCTGCAGTTCTGGAACTGTATGGATTATGGAGTGACTTGTATGAATAAGGCATTCATCTCTTCAATGGATGCCGAAGTCTTTTCTCGTGACCATGGTTTCCTCAAGGGTCAGTATCTGTTTACTCTTGACAATTATCATGCAAACCCAGATGTAATTGATTACAGTGTCTCTGAAGTTCCACAGGAACACAAGTCACACAACTGTGTTGAGTTGGATAACGGACAGTTTGCTCTTTATCCCAACAACAGAATGAGACTGTATGATCTGTCCATCACACCTGAAGAACCATTGGTTCCTGACTTCAAGGTTTCAACCATTGAGTATCAGGTTGAGTGTGGAGTTCGTTGGGGACGACTTGGTGACACAGATGATTATTACTGGCAGACAGAGGAAGAGAAGACAAACCTGTATAAGGACATAAATTATTAAAGGGATAGGAACCCCTTAAAAAGTTCTGATTTCTTCGCAAATCAGTAACATGCACGACTTTTTAGACAACGAAGGCAACCACATGCATCAGAAGATGCTCCGTGAGATTGCAAACGATAAACTTACACCTAAGAAGCACGACTTCATTCATCAGAACGAACTTCACGAAAAGATCAGAAACGAAGACGATTATGATGATTGGGAATATGGAACAGAACCCATTCCTCTAACCGAGTTTTAAGCTTCTAAATAAGGTTGAATTGTTGTAAGTACTTCTGTGCCGATTCAACCTGCACAAAGAACCAGTCTTGGTTTCAAAGACATCAGCGCATCGTTTCAGATTAACCCTCTGAATGATGATTTGATTGCTTTGAAGAATGAGAACGCGATTGCTCGTGCTCTCAAGAATCTTGTGTTGACTGTTCCTGGAGAGAAACCTTTCCAACCTGATGTGGGTTCTAACGTTTATGCGTTATTGTTTGAGAACTTTGATAAGTTGACTGCTGAGTCAATCAAATCAGAAATCGAAAACACCATCAATAACTTCGAACCTCGTGTTCGTTTGAATAAAGTTACTGTTGAACCAAACTTTGACTCTTATGAGTTTAATGTAACTGTTCAATATTACATCGTTGGCATCGATGTCCCTACACAACAACTCACCTTTGCCTTAGAACCCAACAGGTAAAATGCCGTTAGTTAATTTTAGCAACGTAAACTTTGATCAGATCAAGCAATCCATTCGTGATTACTTGAAGGCGAACTCAAACTTTACTGATTACGATTTCGAAGGGTCTAACCTGACGACAATCGTAGATGCTCTTGCATATAATACGTATATTACTTCGTACAATGCCAACATGGTAACGAACGAAGTGTTCCTCGACAGTGCAACACTGCGAGAGAACGTTGTGTCTTTGGCAAGGAACATTGGGTACGTTCCTAAGTCAAGGAAGTCTTCGATTGCGAATATCTCTTTTTCTGTTAATGCCTCTGACAGTGACGCTGTAACGCTCACACTCAAAGCAGGCATTGTTGCCATCACAAACAAGCAGTTCAATAATAACTCTTACGTCTTCTCAATTATTGACGACATCACAGTTCCTGTTGATTCAAATGGAATCGCTTTCTTCAATAACATCAACATCTATGAAGGAACTTACGTCACACAAAACTGGACGGTCAGTTCCCGTAATCCAAATCAAAAATATTATCTGACCAATAGTGGAATTGACACATCACAACTGAAGGTTACAGTTCGTGAGTCAGAACAGTCCACCGTAAGTCGCACATACACACAATTCAGCTCGTTGGTGGGTGTGACACCTACAAGCACAATCTATTACCTTCAGGAGTCTCCTGGAGAGCGCTACGAACTCTTATTCGGTGACAACGTATTCGGTGCAGCACTGCAGGAACCAAACTTTGTCACTGCAAATTACATTACTTGCAACGGAGCAGCTGCCAACGGAATCTCTGCTTTCTCTTATGCTGGTCGTTTGATTGACAACGAAGGAAGAGTCGTTACTAAAGGCGTTTCTCTTCTTGCAACAAACTCTTCATCTCAAGGCGGAACAGCAATTGAAAGTTCTGACTCTGTAAGAAAGTATGCACCACAGATTTACGCTTCACAAAACAGAGCGGTAACTGCTGCTGATTATGAAGCAGTTGTTCCTCAGGTTTACCCTGAAGCAGAATCGGTTTCTGCTTTTGGTGGTGAAGAACTTGATCCTCCATCTTACGGAAAGGTTTTCATCAGCATCAAACCTTACAACGGTGTTTATCTCTCTGCTGACATCAAGAGAAACCTTCAAGCAGCATTGAGACAGTATTCTGTTGCTGGTATTGTTACTGAGATCATCGACCTCAAGTATCTTTATCTTGAGGCAGACAGTCGTGTTTATTACAATTCTAACCTTGCATCTTCTGCAAGTGCAATCAAATCGGTTGTAAGTCAAAACATTGTCAATTATGCCAACTCGTCTCAACTGAACCAGTTTGGTGCACGCTTCAAGTATTCAAAGTTCCAGAATGTTATTGACAGCAGTCACGAAGCGGTAACATCAAACATTACCAACATTGCCATGAGAAGAGATATGGCTGCTCAGTTGAACACATTTGCTGAGTATGAGATCTGTTATGGAAACAGATTCCACATCAAGAACCATGGTCACAACGCTGTTTATGACGGTAAGATTATTGGTTACAACATCAAGTCTTCTGGTTTCAAAGTAAGTGGAATCAGTGAGACTGTTTATCTTGGTGACTCACCAAACATGGATCAAAAGACAGGGACCATCTTCCTGTTTAAACTGAGATCAGCAACTGAACCAGTTATTTTGAAGAAAGGGATTGGAACCATTGATTACATCAAAGGTGAGATCAAACTCAATCCAATCAAGATTCTTTCAACTGTTGTCAGCAAAGGTAATCAACCCATCATTGAAATCTCGGCAACTCCTTTCTCAAATGATGTCATTGGTCTCCAAGATCTTTATCTTCAACTGGATAACACCAAGACAACAATCAATATGGTTCTTGATGGAATTGATTCTGGCGACGATGTTTCTGGAAGCAATTACATCGTCTCGTCCAGTTACAGTAATGGAAGTCTGATTAGGGGACCAATCCAAGTTGAAACGACAACTTCAACAACAACGACAACCACGACTGCGACCACAACAACAGTTACGACGACAGGATCTTCAGCAAGTTCCTCCTCAACGTCCTACTAAAAACCATAGTAAATAATAACACAAGAACCTTTAACTAGGAAATGGCAGTCGATAGAGTAAGGATTCAGGATATCATCGAGAACCAACTCCCCACTTATGTGAGGGAGGATTTTCCTTTGCTTGGAGAGTTCTTAAAACAATATTACTTGTCCCAGGAAGTTGATGGGGCAGCATATGATTTGGTTCAAAATCTGGACCAGTATATCAAGGTTGATGAGTTGTTTGATCTGACAACCACAACGGTTCTTGCTTCTAACGTTTCTTACACAGACCAGACCATCACTGCCGATGTTTCTGGTAACTTCACTTACGGTTTCCCCGAAACAAACGGTCTGATTCAAATTGATGACGAAATCATCTTTTATGAGTCCAAGACAGATTCGACGTTTGAGGGGTGCAGAAGGGGTTTCAGCGGCGTTACAGATTACGTTGGGTCTAACACCCCCGACCAGCTGTTATTTGAAGAAACAGAGGCAGACAAGCACACTGCAGGCGCAACGATCACGAACCTGAGTGTTCTGTTCCTGCAAGAGTTCTTCAAAAAGATTAAGTATCAGTTTGCTCCAGGATTCACCGAAAGATCTCTTTTCTCTGGACTGGATCAAAGAAACTTTATTTTCGGTCTCGACAGTTTCTATAATTCAAAAGGAACAGAAGAGTCTTACAAGATTCTGTTCGGAG